TTTCAGCTTGTTGCTCTACTACTTTTGCATAAAGTTTGTCGTGATTAACAAGTAAAGAATAGTATTCAGCTTGTTGCTGGCGTAGCATGGTGGCTGCTTTCTTTTTGTTGTAGTTGGCATCATTAAACATACCACTTTCCATATCATCAGCTAGTTCTAGTGCTTTATCCATGATTCGCATACTCCCCTTGATATTTGTTTCTAGCTTCCATAGCAACCAAACCAGCTAATTCAATGTCTTTAAAGTAACCAAAGTGCATTTTTTTCGATTGGTGCATAAATTTCACTTCCCAACACTTGCTTCGTTCATCCCAATTGACATTCTTATAGCCTGATTTATTGCTTTTGTTTGCTTTACGGTTTGCTTGATTTTGAAAAGAGTTTGCTGGTCGCAAATTTTCAATTCTATTGTTTAAAGGATTTCCGTCAATGTGGTCAACTTGACTAGGTAAGTAATCATTAAAAAATAAAAATATCAACCTATGGTGAATATAAGTTTTGCCTTTAAAACTGCAAATCCTATATCCAGCATTGTTTATCGTTGTTTTAAATACCGTTCCTATAACTACTTTTCTATTGGTTTTAACAATCCAATATAGTTCTCCATCTTTATATTCAAGATGTTTTCCTAGTTCATTTGCGTTCATATTTCCTCCAATCTCATGACATCATACGGGTACAATGTCATGACAGTCAAGTCAAAATTGCTCTTATGATTACTACTATATGTAACTACTATATGTATCCCCTATAACCGGATTCCCTTTTGGTGAGATGTGTTTAGCCTACCCGAACTGAATCAGGTAGCCTTCAGATATCTATTCCCAATCGGAGCCGATAGCGTCCGCCAGCCTTACGTAGAATAGGTGCTAGCTTCGCCGCCTATCTTGCAGTATTTCATCTACTTACCCCCAGTCTGCTTAGTTCATATAGCGCTGGTGTGTCATTCCCCGTCCACTATACAAACGCTGGAGAAACAAAAAGACCGCTTAAGCCTGTTGTTTCCAAGTTGGAGACCATTATGTAAATATGCTTGCAATACTTACGTAATGTGAAACAACAGACCTAAACGGCCTCATCAAGCTAAATCATACACTAGTCTCCAAACCAGCCCCTACAGTATAGCAAACTTTAAAAATACTGCAAGCCGTACTTAATGCCGACTGTAAACGTTTACAAAAAGAAAGTGGGCTAGGGGATTAGTCTAGCCCACTGATGCACGGGGGAGGATGTGTGCAGGAGGATACAGGAATGAAGAAACCTGTGTGGGTATATTACCACAAGGTTTTAGAAATTGCTACAAGGTGAACTTCTATGGATGCTTATAGACATCTATAGACACTTTACACCCCCCGCCTTTGATTTTTTCTCCACGCTCTACGGTGAGCTTCCAGACCTGTTGGTCATCGTCATACATCAGCCCATTCATAGAATCTAGGATAGCTTTACAGCAGTTATCAATATCTAACAAGCGTTTGTCTCTTGGATACAACACTATGGATATTTCTACGGGTTTACCCTGATATCCTTCAATTCCAGCGCAGATCTCATGGACGGCTTTCTTAAATTCAACTCCCCGCTTGGAGATATATCGTCTTTTACCGGACTGAAGCCAATAAGAATTAACGCTGGGAGGGTAAGGAAAATTAAATGTATACATACATGAATTAAGAGGGGTACAACCTGTTGACATGATATATTGAGTTTGTTATTCTGTGAACGGATTGTAGTTTAACTTAAGGAGGAAGTGTGGATTATTCAGAATCAATCATCTATTTGCGTTCTTACACCAACAAAGCAGCGGAGTTATTGAACCGCCGTAAATACAAGTCTGCAAGGGATACCGCAGCAGAAATATTAGCCGAGGCGCAACAGTTGTTGAAAACCATTGACAACGCTATTGAGGCTAATGGAGGCGTAGATGAATAAGTGCGATGAAATGTTTTACGAAACTTATCCCGATATTGTTTGGCAAGACGATACGGCGATTAGGGTATGGAGGGAATGCTGGAAAGTCTGTACAGACCGGATGGTATATCAGATGCAATCGAGGACAAAACTATTTACAGAAGGAATGAAAAAAGAATATGAAACTAACGAACATATACAACCTACCGCAAACGTTCGTAAACGTTCTGAGCCGGTCAAAGTATACCAAAGGCAAGGCGAACTTATCCGTGACCGAATTATTGCAGCCGCCTCAGCTAGTGCAATTACGCAAGAAGCATTGGGAAGAGCTAGAAGAGGACGTATCGGATAAGATTTGGGCGATCTTTGGCACGGCTATCCATTCTGTATTGGAGCTGGGTGCTGACCATAATCACTTAATCGAAGAGCGTATCCACGCTACTGTAGATGGCTGGGATATCTCAGGAGCTGTTGACCTTCAGAAGGTAGAAGAAGATGGCATAGTCATTTCGGACTACAAGACCGCCGGTGTTTGGGCAGTCATGAATGAGAAGATTGAATGGGAACAACAGCTCAATATGTACGCTTGGCTGGTCGAGAAGGTTAAAAGAACGCCAGTCAAGAAGGTAGAGATCGTAGCTATTATCAGAGATTGGAGTCGTAGAGATGCGAAGAATAGGGAAGATTATCCAGAGTCACCGATTAAGGTGCTTAATATCCCTTTGTGGCCGTATGAGAGAAGAGAATCTTTTATTAAGTTACGGATACAAGCGCATTCCAACGCATCTTTGGCTTCCGAGATTGGAGAGGATTATGCACCTTGCACACCTGACGAGATGTGGGAGAAACCGACTACTTACGCAGTTAAGAAAGCTGGGAATAAAAGGGCTACTGCGGTCTTCCAATCAGAAGGAGAGGCGGAAGATAAAAAGGCCGAACTTGGCTATGGGTATGAGATCGAAGTCCGTCCGGGAGAGCGCACGAGATGTGCTGAGTTTTGTCAAGTAAGTAGTTTTTGCAAGCAGTATCAGGATTATTTAAAGGAGCAAGAATGAAGTATTTACTAATCATAGGATTGCTTTTATCTGTTAATGCATACGCTTCAGAAAAATGCACAAGAGATAGCAATGGTGGTATTTGTTGTTGGAATACCGATGAAGAAGGAACAATTAAACCAATCAGTTGTGCATAGGAGAAATGATGAAAACACGTCAAGAATTAGTTTATGACTTTATGTTAGCTTTATGTGAAAACAGCGCAGTATGCGTAGGCTCTGAAGATGATCCTAAATGGATCTTGGAATATGCCGGTAAATTAGCCGACATCTACTTGGGGGCAATATGAGCTATGAACAATTTACAAACCGATATCACCGATATACACAAACCGCTAGATCTGTATCCGAAGCACTTAGAGATGCAGATTATGCAACGCCTATTTGGAGATGCGAAACGGATTGGGATAGATCTAAATCCTTCGTCAGGGACATGTTTATGTGGGTGTTGCTTTTTGGCGCAACCTTCGGAATCTTTGGAACAGGATTGTGGACATGGATAACAAGGTAAAAGCCAATGAATATCAAGTTGCTGGAACTCATTATTCTGCTAATGCTATTCAGCCTTGGGATTATATCGTTGCTAACGGTTTGGGTTACTTGGAAGGAAACATTATTAAATATACCACTCGTTGGCGTAGAAAAGGCGGTATACAAGACCTTGAGAAAGTTATTCACTACGCTCAAAAGCTTATTGAAGTAGAAACAATCAGGAAACTAAAAGAGGAGCATGACAAATGAAAACAAGACAAGAAATGATTTATGACTTTATGGTGGCACTATCATCTAATGGAGAAATTTATGATGATTGGAATAGCATAGGAATTGATGTTCCAATGGGATCATATTCAGAACATTTATTAGCGCTTGCAAAAGAACTTGCAGATCAAATGTTGGAGGGTTTTTAATGGAATACAAAGAACTTAGACAAATTGATGTCTCAAAATATACAGAGAAGAAAAATGGTCTTACCTATTTATCTTGGGCATGGGCAGTCGACCAGCTATTACTTGCTGATCCAAAGGCGCATTGGTTTTATCCGGAGTACCAACGCTGGGGCAATGGAACAGTCATGGTCTTTTGTACCGTTGTCGCAAATGATATTGCTAGAACGGCACAGCTTCCCGTTATGGATTACCGCAATAAAGCGATTTCAGAACCCGATGCGTTTGCAATTAACACAGCGATGCAAAGATGCCTAGCCAAAGCCATAGCATTACATGGGCTGGGGCTATATATCTACAACGGTGAAGACGTCCCCCCTGACCTTGGGGCTGATGTCACAGTAGACGTGGTTGCTAAACAAGCGCCAAAGGTTGCTGCACCTCCCAAAAAAGAAGCATTCTTTGATGACTCAGATCCTTGGGAAATTAAAGTAGATACAACAAACGGGGAATGGCCTACCTCGCTCCAACAGGCTGTAAATATGTTGATTGGTCTTGCTCAGAAAGCCGAAGATGTGAACAACATCTACAAGGTAAATCAGAAGATCTTTGAAGAACTCAAAGAGAAAGACCAAAAGATATATGATGCTATTTTTGCTTTATTTAAAACAACGAAGAATGAATTGAAAGGTAAGTGATGACACAAGAATATCCAAACACAGGCGGTTTATGGAGAACCAAAGAGAAGAAGCACGATAAAGCTCCAGATATGTGGGGTGAATTAAAGTTAGATCGTGATTACTTGCGTCAATTACTGGATGAGTCTAGTGGCTTGGTTACCGTAAAGATTGATGCATGGAAACGGGAGAGCGCTACCGGCAATTCTTATTTGTCTATCAAGGTCAATACATGGAAGCCTGAGGGAAGCAAGGGCGGATCAAAGAGCGAAGAACGGATGCCATTCGATGATTAAGAAAAAGTTTAAATCTGCTGATGATGCTTTTGATGCTCAGTTTGAAGAATGGGCGAAGAAAGTTGACACTGACTGGGAATCGTTAGCCAAGAATCTTCAAGATGGTTTGGAAAAAGAAATTCAGGAAAATGAAACCAAGCAGAAGACTATTGATGAACTTATCTTAATAGTCCACTACCTTGAAACTAAATTAGGTATTCATGATTATGGAAACGATCCAGTTTGAAGCAATTAAAACGGGATTGAAGCAGTCTAAGGATGGCTATATGCTGTCCTTAGCTGTTCACCCAGATGAACTCCCAGATGATCTCGTAAGGGATTTTGTGGGCGCTCGTTACATGGTTGTTATGGTTCGCATTGGAGACGATGAAAAACCATTAGATCGGGAAATGGTAAAGAAGCATCATCCAGCAGTAGCAATGGCTGGAATGCTATGCCGAGACCGGTTGTTTTGGGAATACATTGAGTTTAGAACCAATGAAAATATCATGACTGAAGGTGAATGTACCGAGTGGTTAAAGTATTACTTTGAAATTGATTCAAGGGCAGAACTCAAGAGTAATGAGAAAGCCCGTGACGCATTTTTGCAATTTAAGGAAGAGTACGAAGAATGGAAAAAGTAGAAAGAAAGATGATTCCCTATAGTGTTTATCTTCCTAAAGAGCATCACGCAAGGTTAACTAAGCTGGCTAAGGAGCGTAAAGCTTCAGCATTGATTAGGGACGCCATTTGCGTATTGCTTGATGGCGGAGATCAATACAAAGCCGGATACAACCAAGGCTTGAGGGATGCCGCTAAGTCAGTAACCAAGGTAAATATTTTTAAAGAAATTGCTTATAAAGGAAAATACATTGATACTCTAGTTACTGAAATCATTGAGCAACTGGAGATGAGTTAATGTTTTTATCACTACAACCTAATGACCAAAATATCAGGGATTTGATTGAAATAATTGGCGATATATTAATAGAGAATCAAGCTATGAATGCTGACGTTTTAACAGCCGTTCTTTTTATTGCGGTCAATGTTTGTGATGATATGGAAATGAGTAAGCAATTATTTTTAATTAATTGTGACAACATGTACGACTCACAATCGAGATTTGCCCAAGTAGAGGAAGGAAATACAATTCAATGAATGAGAATGATTTAAGAGATTGCTTTGCAATGTTTGCCTTGTGTGGAATATTGTCATGTGATTATTCGGTAGATGAGGCTCCTTCAACACTAGCCTATAAATATGCCGATGAAATGTTGGAAGCCCGTAAACCAAAAGAAGATGGAATTGTAGCGATTAAGAAAACCCGTAAGAAACTAACCTAGGAGAAGTCATGACCAGCTTTACCACTGAAGACCGTTTAAGCGCAGAACAAGAACCTGTACCATTTGCTGGCTGGATGGATACTATGTACGATCAAGTGCTTTTATTGCGAGATCAAGTCCATGCAATGAACTCAGAAATCATCCGACTCAATGCTTATGCTAAAGAGTTGGAAGCTAAGGTCTACGGAGGTACTACAAAATGATTGGTTTACTTACGGCATTCTTTTTATACTCAGCAGATGCGAGTTGGTGGTGGTGGGCTGGATGGGTGTTAATTTCTATTGGTGAAGCTATTAAATTTGTGAGGAACGCATGACTTGGAACTTACGTTTAGTTGATAGATCAGAGGGATTAGATGAACCTTACATTGAAATCTGTGAAGTATTTTATGACCAGCTGGGAAAGCCCCTTGGTTACACTGCTGCTACGATGGGCGGAGAAAGCCGAGAAGAGATTAAGCAGTATCTATTATGGGCATTAGAGGCTTTGGATAAACCTTTAGTTAAGTTTAAGGAAGATCATGGAAATCACAGTAAAATTTATTAAAGAAAACAAGGATGGTTCGGCTGATGTTGAAGCCAACTTTGATAAAGAAGGTTTAGAAACGCTTATCCAGTGGGGTCTGGTTGCCATGATTAAAGAGGGAATCAACACTTATGCCACGGACGAGCAAAGAGAATCCAAACTTGTTCCTGTAATTAAAAAGAAAAAAAAGAAAGTAGAGCTTGATATGGATGGGAGATGCTAATGAGAGATGGTGGAAAAGGCGATACACAACGCCCGTTAAAGATTCCAATGGAAAAGTTTGATAATAATTGGGATGCTATATTTAAGAAACCTAAACCAGAAGAAAAGCCACAAGATGAACGTAAACAAGGATGACATCCATATGACCCAAAGAGAGGTCGCAGAAGCCTTAGGAATTGATAGAGGCTTAGTTCATTACATTGAGAAGTCAGCCATTAAGAAAATAAAAAAAGAGCTAGAAAAGCGCAAGATTGATGCCAAGCTACTATTCAAGGATACAAAATGAGTAGCTGGCTAATTATTGTTACAGGATTGATATATGCTTACATCGCCATCGAACAAACCTTTAAAGGCAATATCCCTATGGGTATTTGCTACATTTGTTATGCTGGTGCTAATGTTGGTCTTTATTTGATGGCTTCCAAATAACTGGATGGTCACTACCAAGGGTATATACCTTGACTGGTTCACCGGAATAAAGATCTGACTGACAGGCTGCCCAACAAGCTTCTTCAGCTGTGTGTCCTAAGGACATCACTGCTAGGGCTGCTGCAGTACCGCTTCCGATAGCATCTACGTCTGTATGCTCCCAGAACTCCAAGTCTTTGCCGGATACAAATAATCCATCGTTAGATAGCATCATAAAGTCCGCATCGTTCTCAATCTTGATGACGGGTGGCTTACCCTTTTTGCCGTCTTTAAACCACTCTACGACCTTCTGAACACTCATCATATCGCCCGCTCCAGCTAACCAGCCTTGAGGGACTTTGAATACTTTAGGCAGATTAAAAGCCTTAGTATCAGAATCATCATCCGAGGTTTGACTATCTGAAACTAATATCTTGCGTTTAGCGTCACCAATAATCGTTGTCATATCGTTAAAATCTCCCCACGGAACTCAACCTCATCTTCTCCGCATACCATAATCAACTCTGGCATCAACATACGGCCTTGGTCAAAAGATAACATGACGAATCCAGAACGCCAGTCTTTAGGGCTATCTTCGCAATACTCAAAAGTGCTAGACATAGGATCGGCTAAACAACCGCTCTGAACGCCCCAATAGGTTCCTTGGTAATTCGAGATAGGAGAGGCGCATAGGACGTGCGTATGCCCAGTGACTATGTTGGTATTCCCGGCTGCCATTAAGTTGCTGTAGCCCGCTGTACGGCCTCCCTTGAGCCTATGTTTAACGATAGTATCCTCGCCAATCCAAAAGCTCCAGCAGGTCTCCCAATTAGGGAAATGATACTTTAGGGAAAATCCATCTACTCCAGAGTATTCAGGAACCTTATTGACTAGCCATGACTCATAACGCATATCGTGGTTACCCAGCGTCCAGATAAGTCTGCATCCAGCTGGGCGTACCTTTTCAATTTCATTTAAGTGCCAGCGACAGGCTTCTAGTTCTTCTAATACTGTAGGCTTGGCATCATAGTTGATTGAAGGGAATCGAGATAATACTTGTCCATCAAAAGCGTCCCCGTTGCAGATAATGACTTGGGGCTTAAAATGTTTAATGAATTTGATGAGTGCTTTAAAAGCGGTGGTGGTTTCGTCTGTGAAGTGGGCGTCTGAAAAAATAATGACCCGTTTTACTTTATCTATTTCTATGCCTCTACGGACATTGTGAGCTGCAAGTTCTACTTTTTTTGCTGGCTTCTTTTGATCTCGTTGTGAGTTATGCGTAGGTAATTCTATGCCATACCGTATTTCTAAATTTCGGCGTCTTGCTAAAGTGCTTCTTGGATTTATTCCAAGCTTTTGACCAACTAAAGTAGGACTACCAAGTTCTTTCCAAACTTTGATAAACTCCTGATCCGATGCAGATGTATACTTCATAATCCTCCCAAGATATTAAATCGTATACTAGGTTAGTGACATATAACATACAACTCGCTGAATACTATCATAAAAATGTTAAGAAATAGGAAACTTTTAGATGTGTTGCGAAA